ACGCTTGTAATTGCGTTAATGTCATCGAAGCCAATGACGTGCCGCGTAAATAAGCTGCCACTGCTGCTGTGTTATATTGATAAAAATAAAGCAATCCTGGCTTACTTTGGCTAATTGAATAGCCATTAAAATAAACTGCTGCTAATGTTGCCTCTGTTGATGTTGATCCAAAATAGGTTGCAACATTATCCGCGCTAGAAAAAGGCAATAATGAGCCTATTGGCACTCTAGTTGATGATGTTAAAAAGACCGAATTAAGGGCAAGTTGTTGGCCGCCTGCACTTAAAACATTTGCGTTTACTTGAACTATTGCGCTGACTGGAATTGTAGCCATTTGTTGTTATCCTATTACTGGATGAAAAATTGTTTGTAAAGTGTTTGCTGATTGTTGTGGTAAATTAACGACTGGCGTATAAGCTAAATGTGCATCAATGCTCCATCGTTCTGTCATTTGATAATTACCGCCCACAAAAGTTAATTGCCTGGGTTCACTGGTAAACATAGGCTTAATGCCATATTGAAAAAGATAGTCCGAACGCATTAAATTAAAGAAAATCATTGCCATATTGCTTGAATTAGTTCCATAAAAATCAAGCTGAATCTGATAGTCTGAATCTAATTTTTCTTGTCTGGTTATTTCTGCATCTGGCGCAATCGGATAATTTGAACCATTTGTACTAAGCCGTGAAACCATTAGCGGCTGCATAGCAATGTAATCGTTGAGAGGTTGCGGTACACGATTGCTTAAGCCTTTTACTACTTCAACATTAAATAAATCAATCAATGCAAGACGCAACGCGCCGTAAACATCGTTCTGAGGATAAGATTGTTGTTGATTAAGTAATAGCATCTTGTTGAACTACCGTAACTGCCGACCAATCCGGCCACGCCTCATTAACTTTAATTATGAGCCATTCATAACCACCAAAAATCAAAATATCACCACCGGATTGATCTGCTTTAACAATGCCATGCCAATTGCCGTAAAGATAAACAGTCCTTAAATTTCCTTGTATTCCTTGCTGATCTAAATAATACATCTGATCAGATGGAATCCCTTGAACTTGTATTTTCCCGCAAACTTCGGTATAAGTTGGTTTTCTTGATCCGTCTACCGCCGTTACATATCCTAAACCACGCCGCAAAGTAGCAGTTATTAATGGGTTTACTGTTGCGATTGCGCTTACCGCCATGCTATGCAGATTCATTTATCAACTACTTGATGGGTTATTGATTCAATCATCTGATGCGTATCTTCCAATGGTTTCAATAATCCGCTTGGTGTTGGTTCATTGGCTTTCATTCCGCGTCGTTCACGTCTCATTGCTACGGTATAATCAGATAGCTTTGGCTCATGGACATTTTCAATTGCTTGATAAATATCTGCTGCAATCATCCTGCCTATATAATCAAAAACCTGAGATTCTCTTGACACGCCGCGAATATAATTGCCTGCAACATATTCAGCATGATCCATCCATTTGCTTTTGTTATCCGCTATAGCAGGGCGCATAAATGGGCGAGCCGGAATTTTTTGTGTTCCAAATTCATTTTCAATCGCTACTTGTGCCACTGGCTTTAATGTCTCTGGATATAACTTATCTTCAAACCAGCCAACTTTTAACCGTTTGCTAGTAAGATTCTTAACTCGTTCTGCAATTTCAGAAAGAGCCATTAGGCTTTCTCATTGCAGCGCGATTAAGCGCTCCGCCAACATAAAGACCACCAGTCGCAAAAACGGACAACATTGCTAAAAGTTGTTGTCCGTATTGCGTAGCCGATAACCACCATTGAAATTGATTTTTTAATGGAATAGTAGCAAAACCGATGCTTACCGACCCCTCACTTGCATTTTGTGTAGCTTGGACAAGATTGCCGGAAGCAATCCCATCCGCTATTTTTAACAAGTGAGCTGTCATTAAATAAAGCGCAAGCACTCTTGATGTACCATTAAGATAACCAATATTATTAGTGCTGACATAATTACTACTCATATCAAAATACATTTGAATTGTAGCATCAGGATAATTAACAATGCTGGCAAATGCCTGAAATTGATTTCTGAACGCTGCAATATCAAGAGTAATTGTTGACATTATTTTTTAGTACGTTTTTTGGTTGTATCATCGTCATAGACTTTGATCTCAACACCATCAGGTGCGCCAATATCAAGAATATCCGACTCGCTGACTGGTGCTCCTGGTATATTAATATTCATATCGCCTGCGGCTTTTTCCACGTCGATTTTATTAGAATCAACAAGCATAAATCCCTGTGCAACATAATGATTAAATGACCAATCTTTTCTTAATAAATCAAGTTCTTCATCTGATACTTCGGTTACTACTCCAAGTGGAGTATGAAACCCCGCACCAGCTTGAACTGCTAGTTGTGCGCCGCCTTTAATCAAGATGTGACGAACTGCTTTAGAGCTGCCATCTGGCAATTGCTGCCAGATAGCGAAGGCGTAGTCTTGAGGACAAGTTGAATAAATATAATTGCTCATAATTATCCTTTACATTGATGACGCGCGATAAACAGCAATTGGGCGTAAGCAGAAAGTTCCTGCTGTGGCGCATGAATAGCCTGTCTTATAGCCGCCAACAAGTTGTTGAGTTCCCAATGCCATAAATTTAGCAGGAATAACTTGACGGAATGTTGAACCATCATCTGAACCTGTATTGGCCACTTCATCGGCAAATAAATACATTGCGTTTAATGTAGAAGCCGCGCCATCCAAATTTGGTGAGGAAATAATACGGCAATTTGGGTACGCCATTTCCATCCAGCCTGATAACGTCAGATTTCCAAGCGTGTTGGTGCCTTGGAAATAAGGCCACATAGAGACTGGGATATTAAGCGTAGTTGGGGTTCCATTCGGGCCTGCTGGATCAACACGGCCTTTAGTTTGAGTCATCAAGCCAGAGAACATAGTGATTAAGTCAGCTTGTTGTTGTAACCAAGTTTTGGTTGACCACAAAGGGCTTGATCCTGTTCCTGTGCTAGCACATGGCACGTATGCAGGGAGGCCAGGATCATTAAGATAACCATAGGTTAAGTTATTGCCTGAGTTATATCCGTTATAACCAACAAGATTTAAGACTTGTTGCAGAATAAGAGCTGCTGCGCCTTGTTTTTCCTCAGTATCGGAAACCATGCCGCGTGAAGCACGAGCTTCTTGTAACCGCTGAACTTCAACGCCTACTTCAAATCTTACAACATTGCGTTTTGCAAAATTCATGTTCCAATTTGCGTTCGGTTTAGCTGAGTAATCGCCATATTCTCTAGCATAGCCTGTCCATTCCATAATTCTCTGAACGATTTCGCTATCTTCCCAATAACCAGCTTGAGTAAAACCAATAGTTTCTTCAAGTTTTAAAGGTGCTTGGAAAATACGAACAACGCCAGGCAAGAATGTTTGTAGGAATTGAACAGGAGTTGTGATGCTAGCAGTTGTTTGTAATGCAACGGGAGCCGAGTCCATGATCGCATTCCTATTAGCTGCAAAACCTAATTGGCGCAAAATTTCAGCATCTTGAATTGATAGCTTTTTGCTTGTGCCAAACTGTTCTTTTAACTTTTGTGCGTGCGCTTGCGCTCTACGACCGGAAACGCTAACGCCTTGAGGTGATACTTGCATGATAATGATTCCTTAATTAGTCAAGGTGATAACGCCAACGCCAGAAGTCGTGAGCGGATAATGATTTACACGTGTATTGGGTACAAACAAATTACTTGCTGCGGGAACTGGGGCGGCTGTCATTGCGCCTGATCCTACGCTTGCGCTTGTTTCAAGGTTATAAGTACCAGTACCGCCAGTGCCAGTGCCTAATGACGCAATCGTGCCAACATAAGCACCTTGAATATAAACTACTGAACCAACTCTCAATGGAGCAGTACCGGAAGTAAATGCAGATACGGTAAGAACAGTCGTTGTTTGTGATGCTGTAAATGCGGAAGGAGCAAATGGGACAGTGCTTAATACGCCTGTCGTAGTGTGATAAGTTACCAAATCACCAATATTACAAGCCGCGCCTAATGTGACAAATACATCACCAAAAGAGCATAGTTCACCTGTTGCATAATCAGGCAAATGTAAAGTTGCTGCTAATGGGCCGCCTCCGGTTGTTCCAAAAGATGCCGCCGCTTTTGGTTGAACTAAAATGCCTGCAAATTTGCCAGTACCACCTACTATGGCTGTATTACCTAAAAGCATATCGCCTGCTGTAGATTCGGTAAAAGCAAAACCAAAAGTCTGAGCCTGTCCTGCTGAATAGCAAATGCGAGGTTGAACACGTGGCTCAGGGCCAAGATATGCTAAACTACCTGGTACGCCGTTAGCGGTTGTAAAGTTTGTTGTGGTTTGAAAGGCCATTATTCGAAGTCCTTAATAGAGTGTTTAACTGATTTATACAAAGGCTCAATAAACTCTGATCCGTCTTGTACATTGTTCTTTTTGATACCGGATAAGTAGCCTTTTAGTGTGGCTAATTCCTCGCCTTTCTCGCATTTTAATTCCAGCTTCTCAACGCCATAAGCTGCAAGTGAGTCCAAGGTCATCTTATCTACTGAATCCATAACGCCGACATGAGGCTTTAATTTTTTATAAAGTTTGTCACGCTTCTCAACGCTTTCAATGCGTTCTTTAACTTTTTTATCAATCATTTTTTCGATGAGTGCAGCGTCCATAACTTTATCTTCTTTCTTTTCTTCTTCCTTTTCTTCTTCTTTGACTTCCTTTTCTTCCTCGTCTGTAACTTTATTTTCCGGTTCGGCGGCTTCTTCGCCTAAAAACTCGCCAAGTGCCTGATAGACTGCTTTTAATTTGTCTAAATGATTCATTTTCGATTGCTCATATAATGGTTGAATAGTTGTTAAAAGTGAAATGTCATCTTGATCCAGTACAGCAACGCCGCTACCCATACGACCCCGATCAACAAGAGCCAAATGGTTAAAAACAATGTTTTTTTGAATCGCGTCATAATCTTGACCGTCAAAAGTTCCTGGTATAAATTCGTGATCTGCCCTATAACCGGCGCTCAAGTCCTTTTTGCCGTGATTATCGATCTTATCCATTAATCCTGAGCTGTGAATTTTAAGATTGCCTTTAATCTGTTTAGCTTTGGAGTCGTAATAAACCTGCTCACCAACTACGCCGTGAACGCCTTTTTTCTCTGCTGGCGTTTCACCATCTCCTAACATTTCATGGTCATCTACGATAGGCATTAATCGTAAAGAATCAAGCGTATCTTTTCGGCTTAATTCTTCTTCAGGGCGTAAAACATAATAGATTTTTGATGGGTCTTTACCGCCGATCATTGAACCAAGATAGGGATAAACTCCGACCGCTGAAATAGGGTTGTCTGGAATCTCAACAAATCCGTTACTATCTACTTCTCGTTTATCTATTATAGCTTTGCTCATATTTAATATTTGTAATACTTATATAACTTTTATATTGCAAAAGTAGGCAAAAAAAATTATTTCGATGGGATCTCAAATAAGACAGGTTTCATCAAACATTTACAATTCTTGCTTATTATTTCTGTAGATGTTACACTATACCATCCATTATAACTTTCCATAGTATAAACATGACCACTAAATATACTGATAGTTTTCTCATTCACTCGCAAGAATCTTTTAATAAAGGTATCACACTTCGTGAGTTTTGTAAAATAAATAATTGCAGTCAGGGCAGGCTTAGTATTGCCCTCAAGAAAAGATTTAATTATATTCTTCCAGCAGTTCTCAAATTCATTAATATCAATAATCAGATTGATGATATTGTCTCTCTCTATAATTCCGGCGATAGCGTCCTTAATCTTTCCCAACAATTCAAGTGTTCCCGCGGAGTCATTACTCGCTTGCTCAATGAACAAGGAATCATTCTCAGAGATGGAAGCAAAGCCAATAAACTTAGAATGAATGCTTTGACTATTGATGAAAGAGCAAATATCACTAAGCAAGCCAGAAAAACAAGGCTTAATAATCTCGGGATTAGCGCTAGAAACAACATCATTAATCAAGCTATCGGAAAAGGTGAGGATGAATTGTTCAATTTCTTCACTATCAATGGATTCTTTCCAGAAAGGCAGGTTATTGTTGACGACTATGCTATCGACATCGTTTTTAGGAATGTCGCCGTGGAAGTTAAATTTAGTTCCAGAAATGCTTTCCATATGAGAGAAAGTATTGGAGATAAACAAATTCTCGAAAGTGGTAAAACCCTCGTTTATTTCTGTATCAATTCCCCATTGGTCATTAGCCAAGCTGCTGACGAGATAATCGCCCTCTTTGATTTCATTAGCAGACAACCAGCCTCTAAGAGTAAGTATTGGATGATTAGGTGTGCATTCGATAATCTCGCCGGATATGACGAAACTAATCATATCTCCCTCATACCAATAACGCCAAACATTACGACATCCATTAGCCATAGAGACTTTTGTTGATCCTGGGAAGCAATTCGGGAGTTGGCCAGGTATTCCATATATATCTTTTCCATAAAGTACACCAATAAAGGGCAAATTGTCAAATGAAAATTTCTTACCATTCAATTCTTCGTGTAATTTTCTAGGCTCACGACTGCCGCTTGTGTGCATCCATTCAAATTTCTCGATTCCTGCGTTTTTCATTTGCGCCATTGCTATGCCATTATAGGCTTTGGCTGATTGATCCTGAGTGCGGGTAATGGCATAGTTTTTTATGCCTGGATTGCGAGCCTCAAAGAATGGAACTAAATCAGCATAGCCTTTGCCATTTGCAATGCTATTAAAAACTGCCTTTTGTACGTCACTGTGATAGATAGGTGCTATGGTTTTAAATAATGCTGCACTTTCCTGAGTTACCGCGCTCAACACTTCTTTCATAGTGCCGGATTGAAATGCAACTGGTGATAGTGAAACTTCGCTCACTAATTTTGAAAAGACTTTATTGAGTTTGGCTTGATTGATAATTGCTGATTCGCTGGTTATTTTTGAAGCCCATATTGGAGCATAAAAGCCTAGCAGGTTTTCGTATTTTCTTAGTAGGCTATCAAGTTTTAGATTAACTAATCCTGCTAGTGTATCATCCTGCGCGTCCATAATTGTTTTGCGATTACTGGAAAATAATGCCTTTATTTCTGCTTGATATTCATCAGTCATTTTTTGCACAAGTTCACCAACCTGTTTCTTTATTTCTGCAAAAACAGGGGAATGAAGTGGAGTGCTAACTATGGTTTTATTCTTTTTCTTTATCATCAAAAACGTCCGCTTCTTCATCCTTTTCGTTAAACTCTATGCCAACTTCCTGCGGTATGCCAACCTTCTTTGCGAACTCAGGATTGTGGGCAACTGCTTTCATGAGTCGAGCTTGTTTTTCTGATACGCTCTTGTCTTCAATATCTTGCTTTTCATCAATCGGCTTTGTTAAATCTGCATTATCCAGCCAATCAATAAACTCATCTACTTTCATAGTAGTCATGCTACCAAAACCTGTCCATCCTGGCTCATAATTACGCAGATAGGCTTCTTTTGCTTCTTCAGGTGAATCATAACCTAGCATGGTTTTATGTTCGTCGAAGTCATGTGAGCCATCAATTTTTAATTGATCAATAACATAAACGTATTTTGTAGCGTTAAGTTCTGCTTGGGTAATGTGTGGCTTTATGAATATGTCCGTACAATCATCATCATTATCTCGCGTTCCTGAGATATACCCATAATTGTCTTTAAGCTGCATACGCCATTTTTTACCATTTGCGTCCTTATGTCTACGAACTGAACCGTAAGGGTTTTCTATTTCAAGTTTCAAGCCATGATAATTTAATTTTGCTTTGGCGTAATCTTCTGACTTAATATCTTTTTTTGAAGGATAAGGTTTGTCGTTTAGCGGGCTTTCTGCTGATTC